TTGTCTGGTTCCTTCAACAACATGAACCGAAGAATTCCGTCTTGGTTATCCAGAGCATCTTGTACAAATTCGGTCATGTTGATTGTGATTGGATTGTTTAGATCAACTGGAGTACTGATGGTGAACCCCGTCGAGATTCCTAGATTGGAATCATTGACACCGAAAGCACCTGTTGCCGCCCAGGCGATTCCACCGTTGGTGGTATCTGAGGTGATGTCAAGGAAGTCCCATGTCATGTGTTGAGTGGCTTCGGGTGTGAAGTTATGACCCGCACCATTTCCGGTGGTAAACCCAACAATGCGGAAGTGCATATCACCATCAAGTGATGGTTCGGTGTCAGTAATATCACTCAAGCGACCGGCCACTCCCCGAGGAACAAGTCGTAGTCCAGCACCATATACTCTATCGCCTGGGCCCGGGAAGTGTTCGAATAGATTACCCGGACAAAGGTTGTAGCAGAAGATACCTCTACCCTGCCTCATGACTAGGGTAGGATCGTCTCCGGTGCCTCCGCCGGGATCATCAGTGGCAGTATCGGTTCTTGTGGTATCGGTCGTGTCTTGCGTGGAATCCGTGGTATCATTTGTTTCATCCGGCGTGTCGGTCGGCGCCGTTGGTGGAGTAATGATGATAGTGGGCCCAACCGTCAATGTGACATTGGTCTGGGGGGTGTTATCATCAAAGTCGCCCGCCTCAACGACACCTCCACCGGGGCGAGTCTCACCAATCACATTGGTATCAAAACCACCTCTATCTGGGGCATCGACCTGTGGACCATCACCAGGCCGAGTGTAGTCAGGATTGGCTCCAGATCGCTCGAAAGGAATTCTATTTGGTTCGGGAACAATCGGAGGAGGCGGATCGTCTACTTTTATATTGGTTTCAACAGTGTCCGCGAAAACGGCAGCGGAGGTTCTAAAGTTTCCGATAAAGTGTGAGAACGCATGACCATGCTCACCAAATCCGATCCTACGAAGAATTGCCTCTCTACTGAGAAGTTCATCATCTATCGAAGGATCTGTGTTTAGAAATCTTTCAGTGATGATTGGTGTGAATGATTTCGATCTTTCATCGTCAGCGGCAAAACCCTGACCTTTGGTAATTCCTGCGGTCGCTGAAGTTTCTCCAGCAAAACCAAAATCACCAAAGGATCGAAGAAGACTGCCTTCTACCTCATGCCAGTTACCAATCAGAGCAAGATTCGAATCCCGCAGATTGAAATTGGAACCTTGACTCGGGGCGCCCAAACCAGACGCATTAGCAATGCCCTGTGTCCATCCTGCTTGACCTGATGTAGCAGCATCGAGAATCTGAGTATAACCAATTTGAAACTGGAGATCTCGAATAAGATTGTTGTTTCTGCCTGCTAATTCATGGTTTGGTGGGAAGATCTCCTGTCGGAAGATGTCAGTAGGAACTGAAGTAGATACTACAGAAGGATTAGTGAAGTGTGCAGCCTCAACCATTGCAGGGACGGTTAGTCCCGCATTGGTGATGCCATCGGTGGTTGCACCACTATTTGTTGGACCATGTTCCAAATTGAGACTGGCCAGTGCGTGACCAGTTGGACCAGTCACCGCTGAACTCAATGATATGGTGATAGCACTGGAACTACCACGGATGCGTCTTGACTGCTTTCCGTGTCTCATAAATTATTACCTCAAGATCCGAAGTATGACAAAGCGACTTGGTTGTCTAGACCTGAACCTCTGTTTGTTGCAGTGAGTTGAATCAAGTTTGTGTTTGCGATCTCTAGGAAGACTTCTTCACCGGGAGCGAGAATCAATCCATTAGTTGCCCCATTAGGGAATGCTGAAATCGCTAGGCCGCTTGGACCAATCGTCAAGTATCCGCCACCGGAGTTACCCAAGTCATTGTCTTGAATGTAGTTCTTCAGTTTCAGACCAGACTCTAGGGCAAAGGATGATAGACCGGCAGTTGCCGCTGTTCCAACAAGAACGTATCCTGCTGTACATGCACTTGGCATCGCAATATTGTCGATGTCGATACTACCAGTTACTTCAACTCCACCTGCGCCTGCGGTGACTCCGATTTCCTGTCCTGCAACATCGGTAGAAACAACCTTGACATCAATCGCAGTGTAACCGGCGGATCCACCCATGAGGTAAGTTTCATCGACTCTGTGAACGGTATCGAGAGTACCACCAGAGATGCCTACTTCTTCGACGGTGAGAGTCGCACCTGCGATAGAAACCGCAACGGGTACAGATCCGTCAGTGCTACCTGCGACTGGGAAGAAATCAAAGTCCCTACCACTCGTACTGCCAAGACCTTGAATTTGTACTGGGAGTGGATCGCTAGTCGAGACAAGTGTACTTGTGTTGGCGTCACCAACATCCACTTTGACAACCTGAACGTGTCCTACTCCAGAGATGAACTCAGTTGCAACGTCGGCACCACCTGTGCCTAAGTTGAGTGTAATATTGTCTGCTGCGGTTGCTGCTCCGGCCATTATCCTTCTCCATTTTTACGGGATACATAGTATGTATGCTTGACTAAATTCGGTCCTGTGTTATACTTCTTCTGTTCTATTGAAAGGATTCGCAATGCTAACGAACGAGGAAGACTACTCTGTATCTATCCCAAAAAGAATTGAGGAACTCGTTGTTGACGAGGATCTCCCGTATATGGATGCAGTCATTCAAACCTCTGATGAAATGGGCGTAGAGCCTGGCTTTGTTGCCAAGTATCTAACCAAGCCTATTGTCGAGAGGATTCAGAGTGAAGCAGAAGATAAAAATCTTCTACCCAAAACAGCAAAACTTCCATTTTGATGTTGACTGAAGTCAATGTGGATGTACAATAAACCAGTCGAAAACAGTTCACAACAAAGGAGAACTTATGTCGTTTGATAACATGAAAAAGCGTAACACAACTGATTTGATCTCGCGTCTTTCCGCGAGTGATGAGAAGAAGTCATACAAGGATGATCGTTTCTGGAAGCCCACTCTCGATGATGCGGGCACTGGATCTGCAATCGTTAGATTCCTCCCAGAACCTCCTAATGAGGAAATGCCTTACGTCCTTTACTTCTCTCATGGATTCCAAGGCCCCGGTGGTTGGTACATCGAGAACTCGCGTACCACTCTCGGCGAAAAGGATCCCGTTTCAGAGATGAACACCAAACTCTGGAACAGTGGACAGCAGTCCAACAAGGATCTTGTTTCTCAGAAGTTCAAGAGGAAGAAGAATTATGTTTCTAACATCCTCGTCATTTCTGATCCGGGTAACCCGGAGAATGAGGGTAAGGTCTTCCTCTACCGTTATGGTCAGAAGATCTTCGATAAGATTCAGGAGGCTATGAAGCCTCAGTTTGCAGATGAAGAAGCGATCATCCCGTTCGACTTCTGGAAGGGTGCTAACTTCCGTCTGCGTATCCGTAAGGTCGCTGGTTTCCTCAACTACGACAAGTCGGAATTCGATTCGGTCTCTACTCTGTTTGATGGAGACGATGAAAAGTTGAAGGCCCTTTGGGAAGGTCAGAACTCCCTTCAGGAGTTTGTTACCTCTGATGCCTTCAAGTCATACGATGAACTCAAGGAACGTCTCGAACGTGTACTTGGAACATCGGGCCCCGTTACTGGTCGGGCGGAGGAGATGGATTCTCCTGCTTCCGTGCAGGAGGATGTGAATAGTCGTTTCGGTTCGGACTCAACTCCGACTGAAGAGACTACTAATGATGCTCCGTCTGAAGAAGAAGACGCAATGTCTTACTTCTCCAAGTTGGCCGGAGAGGGATGAGAGAAAACTAAAAAATAGTATTCTCGCGAAGAGGGCAGGTCTTTGACCTGCCCTTTTTTGTTACCCTGCGGCCGCGGCGATTGCTGCACCAGATGATTGTGTGTCACTTCTTGCTGGTCTTGGCATGGCCATATTTTGAACGGGAGAACTTGAATTGTCTACAACGGTGACGGTGTTCTGAACCCCCGCTGCTTGAGCAACCCTATTCGCGGAAGTGGTTGCCTCTTGTTGTTCTTTGAGTTCCGCTTCGGTAGGCATTCTTTGAAGGAGTTCACTGTCACGACCGAGCATCGCACGGGCCCGTTTTGCGTCTGCGGGACTATCAAATCTTCTATCCATTCGTTCAAGTTCTCGGTTATATGCTGTAGCATCACCGTATCTCTTGAGTCGTTCAAGCCTCTTGGCCTGACCTCGAACCTGTTCTTTGAACTCTTCTTCTGCTACCCGAGCAAGTTCCGCCTCATACATTCTTCTTGTTGATTCTCTATTCT